CTTATTTTTTTCAAAAGTTTCAAGAATATAATTATAATACTCAATAATTGTCATACAATTGCTTTCTAAATTGTTTTTATAGTTTGTGAAGTCATCTATATTTAATATGTTTTTTATTATCTTGCCCTTTACGAATGTTGATAAACGCATTGTCATATCTGTTCTTGATGATTTGGTATAGGCTTCCAAAAAAGTTTTGTTAAAAAACATTGATTTTATCCAAACAATTAAATTATCAAGTGTCCTAGGTTTTAAAAACTTATAACTAATATTGTTCTCCCAGAAGTTTTTTATTGTTTCAGCATTAATATTTATTGATTTTCTTATTTTGTCTACTGTTTTATTTTTGAGATCGTATATAAAATTTGGTGATTTTATAGAATATTTGAAATCAACATTCTCATTTAGATAATTCATATTTTCCTCATCTGTAATAGCTTGGCTATGTAAAAAACAAATCAATTTTTTTGTCTCCTCATTACCATAAAAATATAATCTATAATTATTTATGTTTCCCTTACAATATAGTGAAAATAATGGTAATGGATTTGGTAAACCAAATAATTCTATTGGTATGTTTAGTAATTCAATATAACTTCTATTCATAGAGTTTGTCATGCCTGGTAATATTGCATATGCTTCCCCAACTACATATATATGAAGTTTTTGGAAAAAATAAAGGAAACTTTGATTACAACCAACCCTTGCACACTCCTTTACTCTAGATAATGCAGCATCCATATCAGTTTTATAACCTGTACATGGTAAGGACAAATTTACTTCCTTTGATTTTTTTATCTGTGGATATAACATAACACCATTGAAGGATATTTGGGAAACAAACTCCATAAAAAATGGTTGGATACTGGTTTTTCTATCACTATCATTGTAACCATGCATCTTCATCATAATTTTTTGTAAAATTCTAAATTTCTCAAGTTCTTCGACATCACTGTACAAGATTATTAAAACATAATCATCAGAATGTTCCATATGTTCAACATGTAAATCACTTTTTGGGTATAAATCTTTCCATATTTTTATTGTATAATTTGTGCAACAAACAGCTTTATATGATGAAGAGTAATTAAACATACCCTGGAGAAAATTCTGTGTACTCCTCAATGTTGCTGTAGAATGCGCCTTTAATTCGTTTAAATATTCTGTGTGATATTTTTCACTTGAAATAACTTTATTGTAAATATCCATGGGTATTTGTATCTCCTTATCTGACCATGCATTAAAGGTAGCAATGAGAAAATTATACATTTTTGGTGTTATTTTTTCTTCCATAGCAATAGACATTGATAAGAATGATGCCATTGTTTCTGCTGCTGACCATTTTGTACAATCTCCATTAACATATGTTATTTTATGTGAATTTGCATTGTAATTAAAATAAACCCTATCTAACATCGTTTGCATAGACAAAATTTTATCATCACCAGGTATTGAAATTGCTTCATTTGGTGAATTCGTACATAGTTCCTTATAAAAATTCTCTGCAATTCTACCAAGTGTTTTTGCACCCATGTTGACAACATAAAATTCTCTTTTACTACCATATTGTGACTTAATACAAATATCAGCTGTAACTTTTTTTCCACTCTTAATGAATTCATGTGCAAATTCTATTGTTGTGGATAATCCTTTCTCTTCTGCATATTCTAAAACTGTTTCCATAACTTTTTGTCTGGCTTTAAATTTATTGTAATATTTTGAATTTGTTTGTAAATAATATTTTCTTATTTCACCAACTTCTTCTTTGGATAAATCTTTATTAAATTTTCTCTTATATGTATTTAATGCTTTATTGATATCTCTTTTAGATGGTTCTAATGCAACAACTATTCT